GGACGACGGGGTCCTGCATCTGCTGCTGAGCCGCTGCCTGCTGAGCCTGCTGCGTATCGCGCTGAGTGATCTGAGCCGTGGCCTGCGCTGCTGCGATGGCAATCTGGTCGGCCATCTGGGGCGAAACCTTCTTGTTGGCGTCCTCATCGGGCAGCACGCCAATCTGCTCTTCCACCTGACGACGGTACTCCAGCGCGATGTGCTCGTTGATGTGCGCCATGGCTGCGGCCATGATGGCCTGAGCCTGCGGGTTCATCTGCATGAGCTGTTGAATCTTCGGGTTCTGGATGGCAGACATGTGCGTCTGGATGTGCGCCTGATGGTTTTGCTCAATGAACGCCTTGACTGGCTTCATAGTCAGCAGGTTCTGGTTCTCCTGCACAGGATCAACGGGCACCATGTCGTCCTCAACCGGCACGAGCTTGGCGGCGTTCTTCACACCCAACACCTCGATCATCTGGCGGTGCAGCAGGGGCATGTCGTAGTACTGGGGCGCGCTCTGTGCAAGCTGAAACACCGCTTGGTACTGCACGATCTTCTGCGCCATGGTTGCGGCGTTGGGGTCAGACACCGGGATCACGTCCACCGTGTCGTAGTCCGAACGCTTGGCCCGGGCGTCACCTTCCTCCGGCTCGTACGTGTAGTCTTCGGAGGTGTAGTCAGCGATGATGACCTTCAGGAGCTTGAACTCCTGTTTCATCGTGAAGTGCATCCGGGCTTGAACTGCGCCCATCACCTTCAGGGTGCGCTCAAGAATCGCCAGAGTGGTACCCACCGGTGCCTGCGCGGACATGTCACTGACGTTCATGTCACCCGCCGAAGCAAACGAGCGGCCCTCCTGCACGATCTGGTTGAACAACCCCATCAGAACTTGGCTCGGTTCCTTGTAGGGCAGCGGCAGGATGTTGTCGCGGATCGAACCGGACGGGACATCTACGTCTCGGAACTCTCCCGGTGCGATGGGGGTGTCATCTCCCTTAATGCGTAGACCCCGCGATTTGAGACCGCCGGGGAGGTTAGACAAAGTACCAGCGTCAACAAGCTGCCGGATAAGCATCGTCGCGCTCTTGGCATAACCCCCGATGAGGTGGATGAGGCCATAGCCGTAGAAACCAAACCCGGGAATGTACTGGTAATGGACGAAGTGTTGTCGCTTGAGGTGCAGCTTGTCGTCTTCATACCAATTCCTACGGATCGCCAAAATCTTGCGCGTGCCCTTCTCAACAGTCACCACGTACGGCAGTGCGATGCCCGTGGGCTTGCCCTTCTTCTTGTCCTCGTAGCCCTTGAGGTCGAGGTTGACGTGCATCTCCAGCATGCGATAGCGCTCGTCTTGGATGGCGCTCATGCCCATCTCTTCGGCCTTTTGCTTCTCGATGTCGTCCAACTGATACGTCGGCTCGCCTAGCTCCACGTCGCGGTAGAACCCAGCCTCCATCAGCTTGGTCACCTCGTTCTCGGTCTTACGCATGACGTGCGTAACGCGCTCGGCAGTCTCCAAATTACTCGCGCCGTAGGGCACAACGATGTCTTCGGCGGGAATAAACACCGCCACTTGGCGACCAAGGCTCGGATCGAAGTAGACCTTCTTGAACGCGCTACCTGCAATCGGCAGGTTCCATAGCATCTTCTCGTGCTCGGGGCGGTACTCGTACATCACCTCGGTGAGCTGGTAGTTCATATCCGCGCGCACGCGGGCGGCAGCTTCTTCCTTCTCGGGGGTGTCCTTGCCGATGATCACCGTCTTGACCGGGCCAGCAGCCGGGAACGTCTCAGTAATACCCTCGGACTGGAAGCGCACAACGGACTCGGTGAGCATCGGGTGAAACACACCGCACGCCCCGTTCCACGGCTCAGTGCGTTCCTCGTACTTCAGTCCTAGGAGTTTGAGACCATCCACATACGTCGTGATCCAGTCTTTGCGATCACCAACATCTTTCTCAAAATCAGCGACCAGCTCTTCGCCCAGTGACTGAAGCTCGCGCTCGTCCATGAACTCGGCGAGGTTGGCGTCAAAGTCGCCACCGCTCTTTGGCTCCGGCGTAAGCTGAATCTCCAGCCCGTCCATGCCAATATTGACCTCGTCCGGGTTCTCAATCTCGATCTCGATGTCCGGCTCGGGCATCATGCCCAGACCAGTCGGTGCGCCGTAGAGAGCTTTGTCCATTGAGCTAGTGGCCATATCAATTCCTTAAACCGTGTAGAACCGTTCCTTGCGGGGGCTGCGGAACCATTGAATTTCCTCCGGCTCATCAGACGGAAGTCGAATAAACCCGCCCTGCCGAAACCGCATCAGTGCCTGAGTCGTGGAGTCCACCAAGTCGTCGTTCGTACCGCTGGGAAAGTCGTTGCACTCCTCGATGACCTCCCGCGCCCAACGCCGGTCGGGTGCCCACACCATCCCTGAAGAAAACATATCAGAGACGGCATTAACCCGGCTGATCTTATCCTGCCCCTTGCCGGGAGTAAACTCTCCGACAGGCACGCCCATCCTGCGAAGCTCCTGATACAGCGCCGCACCGTTACTCTTCTTCTCCACCACGAACGCGTCCGGCTCCCACTCCTTGTACTCCTCAAGGACTAGCTTCTTAAGCTCCGGGAACTCCATTCTCTTCTTGATCGCGTTCAGGAGGATGATGTTGTACGCGTTGGTCTCCTCATTCATGAAGACACCCCACGTCGTCAGGGCGTTGTAGTCAGAGCGGTTGTTGGACTCCTGCGCCGCGTCCAGACTCATGATCGTAAACTCGCACTGGGGCGGGTCATCTTTGTCCCATATTTGCCACCATTCGCGCTTAATAAGAGCGCCCTCCTCGGAGACCGGGTTCTGCATGTACTGCGCCTCCCAGTAGCGCACGTCCATCCCGGCCTTCTTGGCCAGCAACTCCTCGATCCCCCAGAACTCGGGCCACAGCGGCTTGTCGTTCAAAATCGCCGGGAACTCCATCACCTCCCACGGCTCAACGCCTTCCTCGCGGGCCATCTGGTTCAAAATCTGCCCGGTCAAGTCCAATTTAGACCACCGAGTCATCACCACGATGATCGCGCCACCGGGCATCAGACGCTGAATAGGACCTGACTGGAACCACTCCCATGCGGGTAGGAAAACATCTGGTTTTCCCAACTTGGCCTCTTGTTCAGAGTGCGGATCATCAATGATGAACAGGTCTGCGCCTCGCCCAGCCAGCGCACCGCCCACACCAATCGCAAAGTACTCGCCTTGAAAGTTGGTTCCCCAGCGCGAAGCTGACTTGGAGTCCGCCTGAAGCTCAACCTGCGGAAAAATGTCCTTGTACGAGTCCGATCCGACCAGATTTCGCACCCGACGACCAAAGTTCACCGCCAAATCGGCAGTGTGGGAGGCCATGATGACCTTCTTGTGCGGAAACTTGCCCAAAAACCATGCCGGGGCCAGATACGAAATTAGTTCAGACTTGCCGTGGCGGGGTGCAATGTTCACGATCACCCGTTTTTTGCGACCAGCGGCGATGTCTTCGAACAATTTGGCCAATCTACGGTGGTGCGGACCCACCTTGTAGCCCTGATAGACGTGATCTGCGAACGAAAGCAGGGAATCCCGACCCAAAATCTGCGCGGATTCGGTATCCCAAGCCTTCAAAAGGTCCAAAGTGCGCCTTTTGTCCTCCAGCGACATGGTCGGCAGGAGGTTTTTCAGCGTTTGAATCTGTTCAGGCGTGATTTTCATCACTGGGAGGGGCTGCAACGACCCTAGCTTGAACGTCTACTGTGCGTTTTTCCAACTTTTCCAGCGTCTCTAGCAGTTCTTTCTCGACTTCTTCAATCGACTGCTGCTTGACTGTCATCTCAGAGCGTTTCTTGAACGCATCCACGCCATCAATCTCGCCCAGACTGCGAAGCGCCTGCATGCGAATCTTGCCATCGGGGTGTTCGGTCTCGGCAACCAGCTTGTTGACGATGTAGACCTTCAAGTCCGCCAACTCTTTGACGACCAGCGTGTCGTGCTGGGCAACCATTCCCGCCAGATAGGCAATCGTGGGGTTCGAATAGTTTTGCAGGGCCGGAGATTGACTGGGATTGGTCATCATCTGGCGTGCCAAATCCAGAGCTTTGCCCCTGTCTTCATCACTTGGCTCAATGGGATCGCCTGTCAGATCAGACAGTAGCTTGACTGTCCGCGCCCGCATATCGAGTTCATCACGAGCCGATAGCTCAGGCATTGCCTCAGTGGCAGAGGCGGGTAGCGGCACATCGTGGTCGATGTCAGGGATGTATTCCATAGGAGGAAAGGAGGCACTCCGTGAATTGCGCGAAATATACCACGCATTTTTGACTTGTGGGACTCCTACCCGGGGGGTGTTTCTGGGGCGAAGTAAAAATAAATGTGGTCTGGAAAAACGAAGGGGGAGGGGGGTATGTGTAAAGTAAGTAGGCTAAAAGTAGTAATGTGATGTGGTGATTTGTGCAGGTCTTGGTGTATGGGGCGGCGGGGGGACCCTTGCGCGAATCTGGGTGGTGGGGGGTCCGATCCCCGTGGAAACTTGACTCTTGAAGGGGGGATGGGGCATAACAAATACAGATGCAGCAATGGTGCTGCATCACAACAGGAGAAAGCAAATGGAAACGATCCAAACCCTTTGGTTCTGGCTAACCCGCTACATGGTAGCGATTGAGTGGGAGGGACAAGAGATAACCCACTGGGCCAAGACAGAGCGCGAAGCGCGTGAGTGGCTGGCCTGCTACCCGGACGGGTTGGGGCTGGTGGGCAAGCGCGGCAAGCTGATCGCTGCACGTTGGAGCGCGCAATGAGCGCCATCGCAGGCTTCGCCTGCGTTATCTGGATGGTTGCAGCAGCCTGCACCTTGATGATGTGAAACCCGGGGGGCGCAAGCCCCCCATCAACTGGAGAATGAAATGAAGACATACAGAGAATTGCTTGACGCACAACTGCGCGAGTGGCCCAACAGCATGCGGCTCCAACCCTACATGCTCCTGCATTGGGCACACTCAGCGCCTGACGCTGACCAACGCTATCAGCGCATGGTCGCTATTGCGGGAACCACGCAGCATCCCCGTGTGCTGTTCTACATCACCGACCCCAAAGGCGGCTACATCGGTGCCCGCTACGGACTGGAGCCTGATCAATACATATCAGGCTTTGGGTTCTACAAGGCAACATTCAATGGGGCCTACCTACGGGATACCGGCGAGATGTGAAACCCGGGGGGCGCAAGCCCCCCACTAACTAGGAGAAAGCAATGAAAGAAACCAATGAAGCCCTGCAGACTGTGCGCCAGCATGGTGTGGAACATGTCCTGTATTGCCTCGGTATAAAGGGTAACGATCTGGATCGCCTCAAGCGCGAAGACCCAGAGATGCACCAGCGAATCCTTAGCGTGCGCAGGGCCATGAGCCGCCAACTTGCCCGCAACACATACAACGTGTCACGCGAGGATTGACCAGAGGGGCTGCGGCCCCTTTGATACCAGTTATGTGTCGCCGCGTGCGTCGGGCGCGAAGTCGGACAAGCACGCTATTTAACGCTTCAGTCCCCCCTGAAGTTTTGACTTTTCCGGGTGATATAGGGCATAACATACTTACCGGGTGGCGGTCGCTACCCGGATCAACCCACTGGAGATAGTAATGAAAGCATCTAAGCAGACGGCCGTGCAGGCCGTGGTGTCCCCCCGTTCCCTGAAGGACGCGGGTTATCAAACCGCCCAATTGGGTGAAGGCCGTAAGGCGGTGGCACAGTACGTCCTGGAGCAGTGCCCGACGTTTCTGGATAACTGCCCGAAAGAGGTGAAAGAGGAATTGTTCGCGGGTTTTCAACTGCGCGCAAACGAACTCTGGGGCAGCAAAAGCTACCGTAATGGCGACACGGGCGCGCTGATCGAAGACCCGAACGGTGGTATCTGTCTGGACGT